AAATACTATTCATACAATGATTATGAACTTGCTCCTGGTATTTACCATGTATGATGTAGTGGAAGATGTGCTTCAGAAGCATTATGATAAACTTTGGGAAATGACAAAGCGTAATGATGAATGGGGTGTCATGGACCACATTCGTCTAGAACAAATGGGCGAAATAGAAGCTGCTATTGTATTGTGGAAAGACAGGCATAAGTTCGCAGAGTTTTCTAACAGAATCACTGAATATCTGTCTGTTGGTGGATTTTTTAATCCAGAAATGATGGAGCATGATAAAGTTAGAGATCTTCTTATTGAAATTAGGGGCTTGTTTAACAAACATGAATAGTTATGTTTAGATATTCTACTAACTGGATGGGTCCAATCAATTACGATTGGATTCATAAGAACGGCAATCATTGGGCATCAGGTCGTATAGATGTCTATGGTGGCGATGAGCCATATCCAGATGAAATTGGGGTTGGGACTATGCATGTGGAAGACTGGAACAGACTCAGTGAATGGCTACATGATTTCCGCACAGAAACACAGGGGAATCTAGACCAGATTCTTGCAGAATATTATAAAACGAATCCAGAAATACGGTGGTTTAATTATGAAAGTTAAAATTGGGAAATATCCGACGTGGTTTGGGCCTTATCAGCTTGCAGAGGCGATTTGCTTCTGGGCTAAAAGTACCCCAGATGAGTATGGCTACCCAGTAAAACCGGATTGGGTGCACAACTTTGGAGAGTGGCTAGCCTACGGAAGCGTGCGTAAAGATATTAATATACAAGAGTATAGAAAGCCTACACTACTGTATAAAGCACTTTTGAAACTTGATAAGCTCAAGTCTCGAAAAGTAAAAGTAAAGATTGATCGTAGTGATGTATGGGATTTATTTACTACCTTATCCCATATTATTCTTCCTTCTCTTATGCTGTTGCGAGAGAATAGGCATGGTTCACCTTTCATTGATGACGAAGATGTGCCAGAAGAAATTCGTAGCACAAATGCTTCCCCAAAAGAAAATGAGTGGGATACTGACGAGTTTCATCATGCTCGTTGGGATTATGTTCTCAATGAAATGATTTGGGCGTTCAATGAGCTTGCTAGTGGAAATGAACCTTCTTTTATCACTAAGGAAGGAGAGATTACTACAACTACCAGAGAAGATGGTATGGTAGAACTTACTACTACTACTGAGTTTGATGAAGAAGCTCGACGAGCATACGAAGATCGCAAACGAAAAGCTTTTACCTATTTTGGTAAGTATTATCAGGGCTTGTGGGACTAGTATACAAAAAATATCACTTGATATTTTAGATGCATACGAGTATAATATATGCACTATGAATACAAAAATCTTTGATCTCGGGGTCGAGAGCAGGTTACTGGAGCCAGACGCTTCAGAGTTAAACTATTACCATAGTATCTGCCTCGAAGCCGAGATTGATGACGTTGTTGAATACGCACATTTAATTATTACAGAATGTATCAAAGTGCTAGATAAACAGACACATGGATTCGACATGTCCGATCGCGGGGTCGCGATCAAGCAAGCAAAGACTGCATTATTCAATCATTTTTATGGGCCAAAACAATGAGTGTTGATTATGAAATTCTTCTTCCAGCCGATGACGAAGAAGTCTTAACTACAAGATCTCGAAAGCGACATCCTAATGTAGGGACAGTAAGTCGTCAAGTACAAAAAGCTTATAAGCGCGGAACTTTGATTTGGAATTCATATGAACGAGGAACTTATGTCAAACGATATCATGAACATTCGTTGGGGAAAGTTTCCGAAGCCGTCCCCTTTGCCAGAGGAAGTGCTGAAGCAGCTCCAATTCTTTAAAAAAGATTCTTCACTAGATTGGTGTAACTTTTTTGTTTGTGAAGAAGAGTGGTTACTCGTTCGAATCGAAGACGAAATATTTATTTCAAAAGTAGTGCATCATGAATCCTGGTGATATAGTAAAACTTAAATTATTTGCTGGCGCACACGTAAAAGTGCGACTAGAAAAGTTTACTTCAAAAGATACAGATCAGGAAGAAGGGTATTACTATAAGTACGTTGATAGAAGCATTCTTACTGGGGGCTGGGCGCCTCTTTACCTACTGGAGCCATTAAATGATCGATCTGCATGAAGAATCCAAAGTTAAATTGGTTATCTATGATGCACTCAAGCAACTCCCCGACGCTATTAGGTATCGCGTTGTAAATGAAATTTTGCAGCGACTTAGTTACGAACGAAGAACTGTTGCAAAATGACAGTAAAACTTATTGCATACACTCAGCCTGTAATCGAAGAAATTACAGATCTCACAGAATTTATTGCCTACGTGGCACGAGTCTCCAATCCCGGCAACCAGCTCAATACTGAGACAAGCGGCCGATTGCTGAAGTATCTTGTAAAACACTCTCACTGGTCGCCTTTTGAAATGGCATCAGCTACGATGGAAATTCGCACAACTCGAGATATTGCTCGTCAAATATTGCGCCATCGAAGCTTTTCTTTTCAAGAGTTTAGTCAGCGATATGCAGTCGCACAAAATTTTACATTGCGCGAAGCTCGTCTGCAGGATACTAAAAATCGACAAAATAGTATCGAAAATACAGATCCTTTGTTAAATGCCGAGTGGACCTTTCGTCAAAACGAAGTAATGAACGTTGCTCGTAAAAATTATGGCTGGGCACTTGCCAACGGTATTGCAAAAGAACAGGCACGAGCACTTCTTCCAGAAGGATTGACAGAAAGTGTAATCTACATGGCAGGCACGCTTCGATCTTGGATTCACTACATTGAGCTGCGCAGCGGCCCAGAAACTCAAAAAGAACATCGAGAAATCGCTGTAGCCTGTGAAAAAGAGTTAGCACGAGTATTTGTTTATGATCGACCTCAATAAATATAAAAATTTTGTCTGGGCAGTTACTAGCCCTCAGTCAAAGATTCATAGCGAATTTTTGAAAAGTCTCGAAGAGCTTCGCTCTCAAAATGTAGAGCCAAGCCTGCTGCTTACAGCAGCAATTGGGCTGTCGTCTGAAACTGGAGAGTTTGATGAGCTGGTAAAAAAGACAATCTTTCAAGGTAAGCCTCTTGATGTGCATCACATGAAACGAGAACTTGGAGATATACTTTGGTATTGGATAAACGCTTGTAATGCTTTGCAGTTGGACCCATACGATGTAATTGAAGAAAATGTCACAAAGTTGAAATCTCGCTATCCAAATGGCGAGTTTGATGTTTGGTTTAGCGAAAATCGAAAAAAAGGTGATCTATGACAGATTTGATTAATCATCCTTCACACTATGAGCTTTGGATTAGCTCACTGGAAGGAGAATTGATTGCAACGGATGTTCTCAATATTCTAGAAGGACTTACAAATAAAATTGAAAGTTCATCGGAAGTTCCTTTGACTGCAATGGATATTCATTTTCTTTGCAGCGCAGTCGCATATATTTTGAGATCGCCATTTAAAAGTTCTTTTGAAAGTGACGTTCAAAAAGCAATTTTTTATCTGCGAATGATGATAGGGGATGATCCTCGTGCATGAAATTAATTTATCGATGCGACAATACGTTGTTGGGCAATTCATGGGCTTGGGTAACAGACGATGATATCGAGCTTGATCCTTTGTTTTCTACTGCTGAGAAAGCTCTGGAGTGGGCTGAGAAAAATTTAGGAATAAAAAAATGGCAAAAGGATCTATTGGCGGAAAGCAACAACAGAAGGTAAAGCACAAGCCAAAGCGCAGCGCCACTAGCGGAAATTCTTCTATGGTAAGATTTAGTGGTTTATCTAAGAGTCAAAAAAGAAATTACAAGGAGTATCGTGGCCAAGGTAGATAATGATAAAATTACAATTGATATAGAAGAGTTGCGTAAACGCAAGATTTTTATTGCAACTCCTATGTATGGTGGAATGTGTATGGGTCCATATACTCATGCACTTCTTCAGTTTTCTACAATTTGTAGACAATATGACTTGCAATGGGAAGCTTCTTTTCATTATAATGAATCGTTGATTCAACGAGCACGAAACTATCTTGTGGATGGCTTTTTGCGAAGTGACGCAACTCATATGATGTTTATCGACTCAGATATTGCTTTTGCTCCCATGGACATTCTAGCAATGCTTGCTTTGTCGTCAGAAGATTCTGAATATGATGTTTTGTGCGGACTTTACCCGAAAAAACAAATTCACTGGGATCGAATTAAACAAGCAGTTGAACGAAATATTGAAATGAAAAATGTAGATGAACTTGCTCTTTTTGGAGGTGGATTTGCATTTAATTTGTTACCCAATACGCATTCGTTTAAGCTCAGTGAACCTGTAGAAATTATGGAAGGCGCAACTGGATTTATGCTTATTCGACGAGATGTTTTCAAGAAATTTGATGAAGCATACCCAGAAAATCGATATTTACCAGATCATGTTCATTCAGAGCATTTTAATGGTACTCGAGAAATTACTGCGTATTTTGACTGTGAAATTGATTCTGAAAGTAAACGATACCTTTCAGAAGACTACTATTTTTCGCACAAAGTTCGTAACATGGGCGGAAAAATCTGGGCCTGTCCATGGATTTCTCTTACTCATGTGGGCACATATGGATTTCAAGGCAGTCTCTCAGCACTTTCATCTGTACAAGCAGCTCCAAATTAATAAAATTTGATAGTTGACAAAAAGGTCAATTTGACGTATAATATACGCAATTAAAAAGCGGCGTAAGCCTATAGGAAATACACAGTTATGAAAAATATTATTGCAGCTTCTCTTTTGTTTGCAGCTCTTCCTGCTGCAGCAGAACTCAAGTTTTATTCAAAATATGAAAATGAAGTCTATTTTCTGGATGAAGACTATGTAGATAATAGTGCATTAAATAGTGCTCGAGTAGGCATGGAAGGCGATCACTTCTATCTCGAAGCAGGCACGGTAGTATATGACGGAGAAGTAGGCACTTCTTACGAAGCTGGCTATAGGTTTCCCTTTTGGAATAATTTTGAAGTGCGTGGAGAAGTAGAAGGCTTTCAAGTTGATTCTTTCGAAGGCGACGTGTATAGCCGAGTAGAGACCGAGCTTCGATATTACTTCTAAATATTTTTTTGCTGGGACAGTACGGTGGGACGTACAGGTGGACAACACTATAGGACAAGGTTCGAATCCAATCTCAGCACCATATTCGTTGATGTATTACAAATAAGAAGTTTGGACGGCGGTTCGATTCCGCCCACCTCCACCAAAGTGTATTGTTCAATATATTTTAGTGGGGGTGTCAGGATTCGACAGGCAACCGAAAGTAATGCGGAGAATCGGCAATGCGAAAGTCGTTAGGATTGAGATTTCTCGGTCGAAGATGCAAATTAAAATAAACGCAAATGATGATGTTTATTCTGAGGACTTCGCTCTAGCAGCGTAAGGTTTCTCGGGGTTTGAAAGTTTCCCTGGCAACAGAAAAACTTTCTTTTCATTATTGCTTCCGTAAGGGGCAAGTTTATTTTCAAGGAGATAAATATGACTACTAGACTATTGGACCACTTCTTTGTGGGTGGTGACAAGTTTTTTAATGACTTTTTTGGCAATCTAAATGTAGATGCTTTTCCTCGCTTTAATGTCGTACAGCTTACAGAAAATGAATATCGAGTTGATCTAGCACTTCCTGGCTGGTCCAAAGAAAGTGTTAAGATTCATTTTGATATCGGTTTGCTTACGATTGAAGGCGATAAATCAGAAGGTACAGAAACTTATATTCATAAGGGTATTAGCAGCAAAGCCTTCCGGCGCAGTTTTTTTGTTCCGAAAAATCTGGAAGTAACGAATGCTTCGTTTCAGGACGGGCTTCTTAAAATTACTTTCAAACCTAGGGCAATTAACCCCGCCAAGTATATTGAGATTAAATAAATGAATAAGCTTGAAATTGTACTACATCATATGGGCATAGCAATGCTTTGTCTTATGTGCCTCACGGCTGTAGCACAAGCATCCCAACTTTTGTAATTAAATGAGTAAAGGGTGGTTTCCTAGGTACGATATGAATAAAATAAATATGAACCGTCTCATGCGTCAGATTGAGATTGATGAAGGCAGAAAACTGAAAGCATATCACGATACTGAAGGACTTCTGACCGTCGGTATAGGTCATCTTATAAAGAAAAATGATCCGCCTGGTATTTGTGATCTAAAACTAGGAGACAGCATAACTGAAGATCAGTGTCGCGAGTTGCTCAATAATGACCTCGCCATTGCAATTTCTGATTTTCGAGTCATATTCAATAACTGGGAAACCATACCTGCGGAAGCGCAAGAAATACTCATAAATATGTTGTTTAATTTAGGTCGCGATCGCTTCATGAAGTTTAAGAAGTTGATCGCGGCTGTCTATGAGCACAACTGGTCGGAGGCAGCACTTCAAATGGAAGATAGCCGTTGGTATCGTCAAGTTGGCGATCGATCAAAGCGACTAGTTGCTCGCATGAGAACTATTGATGATCTGGCTCGCGGGGCTTAAAAACAACTTAATGATTGTTGGGTTACTCGCCGTAGCGGGGTCTCTCGGCTTTTTATATATTCGTGTAGAAATGCTCAAGAAAACAAATGAAAATCTTGAGCTTCAAGTACAGCAAAAAGAACAACAATTTTCTGCTTTATCTGCACAATTTTCAACTTTTCAAGCTGAAGTTGCAGTACAGAGCGAAAGACTAAATAATGTTTACTCACAAAATGCAGAAGTGCGAAAAGAAGTAAATAAAGCACTGCAGATATTTGAGCGACATAATTTACAACAATTGTCACAGAAAAAACCAGAGCTTATTGAACTGCGAGTAAATCGCGCTACTGAAGAAGTGTTTCAAACAATAGAGACGGAAACATCTGAGTTTCAGAGTAAAATGACAAAATGAAAAAAATATTTTTTCTTTCTCTATTTTTAAGCGGCTGTGCATCTGCTCCTCCACCTCCTATAGTGCAAGACTGCCCTAAACCTCTTGTACTCAATCCTCCTCCTATCGAAGCTGTAAGCCTCAAACCAGTTAAGTTTTATGTGGTATCCGAAAAAAATTTAGAAGTATTTTTAAAAGAAATTCAAGATGTATCAAGTGGAGTTTTTTATGCTGTTACTCCGGCTGGGTATCAGAGCTTAGCTCATAATGTTCAAGAGCTTCGGCGATATATAAAAGAATCTCAAAACGCAATACTTTTTTATCAAAAAATAGATGAAAGCACACAATAACTCGAAGGTTACTCGAGTATTTTTTGATGAAAATTTAACTGAAGTTAAACGAACTTTTTTCGTAAAGCATATTGAAACCAAAGAAATTGCAAATTGTGTTACTCGAAAAAGTAGATTACTTGAGCCTGGATTTTTTTCGCTAGAAAAAGATATTTTAGCAAATGGAATGAAAAATCCAATTATTGTAACAAAAAATACAAAAGTTGCCTATCATCATGCAATTGTAAATGTAAATAAAAGTTATATTTCACCTTATGATGCAGAAAAAACTTACTTATGTTTATTTGGAAATCAACGACTTACAATTGCAGAACGCAATAGTATAACTAGTATTGATTGCGTAGAAGTAGAAACTCCAATTGAGGCAATCTTTTTAATGTATTATTATGCATCCCTTAAATAGTATAGCAACAATTACATGGCATCCTACTCGATTCGAATTTATTGGTATGGATGTAATGATTTTATCTGATCCATACAAGTTGTTCAATGCTATTCCAATTGAAAAATTAGAAGAAGCGGAATCTGGTTGGCTAAGATATTTAACATTGGACTTTCAAACTGTAGCTTCTCGAAGCGTATTAGAGCCTTTTCGATATCCTTCGACATGGATGCTACAAAAAAATGTTTTTGAAAATCCTTATATTCGTCTTGACTCAAGATATAAAAGATAAGCTCCTGTAGCTCAGTTGGTAGAGCTACTGATTTGTACTCAGTGGGTCGGGAGTTCGAGTCTCTCCGGGAGCACCAATTAAGGAAAAATTTATGTTTGTGTGGAAAATAAGAGAGCTAGAATATATCGAAGAACTTGGCACACTGCAAAAAGTGGTCAAAAACATTCACTGGTGGGTGGAAATTCACGATGGCCCCGATATGGGATACAATTGGGGAAACGTACAACTCGACGTGGAAAATATACAAAATTTTATTCCCTGGGAAACTCTAACAGAAGAACAAGCAATCTCCTGGGTAAAAAATACACTAGACCAACTTTTTCCAAACGGGCATTCTGCCGAAGAGGCCGTAGCCGCCAACATGTTAGCACAAAGAGACCCCCTATTTAGAAGGGGTCTAGGAATTCCCTGGTAATGGCAACTCTTGATACCCAAACAGTTACTACAGGCGCTTTTACTACAGGAGATCCCCCGTTTCAAACCACTTATGCGGGCTACAGTAGAACAGGGCAAGCTCCCGCCGCTTTTGGTAGTATAGTCGACGGCACCAGTAATATATACTCTGGTGCAAATATTAACCAAATATATACAAATAGCCTAGCCTCAAACCTTATTTTTAAGATGGCCGGCACCGTTACTAACGGTGGATGGGCCACAATGGATGTAAACGGAACCACTTTTAATAGAACTTCAGCAAGTTTTAGTGGAGGAAATACTTGGACATGGTCTGGAGCTGCAAGTGTTTTTGGTTCATCGGCAGGTCTTACTAGAGTTGTTGTTTGGGACGATGGAGTAGGCACCGCTCCCGTAATTGGCAGTGTAACAGATAACAATGTCGCTGTAAGTCAAGTAACAACTACAGTAAACTTATCCTCTAGTGGAAGTGGGGGCGGTACATTACAGTATGCTCAAACTACTACTAACTCATTACCTGCCACTGGCTGGCAGGCTAGTAATACATTTACGCAAGCTCGGGGAACTACTAGATACTACTGGGCTTCTCGTAATACTAATGTATCTCTTTATAGCTCAAGTGTAACATATGCCGTTGGATACTTATCGCCTGATACAACTGTTACGCTTACAAATAATAGCCCCGTGGCCCCAGGAGCGACTAGTCACCAAGTTACAATAGCTGACGCATCTGAATATGATACTTATCATGTGAGATCCGGTAGTTATACTGGAACAATATTAGCTACCGGATCTCCGCCCCCATCTCTTACTAGTGTTACTATTACTGTAAATGATGTTCCGGCCGCAGGAAGCACTAATACTTATTACATAACGGCTACTAAAAGTACCGTTAGTGGTGGCGATAATACCACACACTTTAATGTTAATACTTATAATATAACTCGTAACCAAGATCCCGTCATAGGATCAGTAACAGATGATAATGCTGCTGCAGCCAATGTTACTGCAACAGTTAATATGTCTGTTAATGGAGTAGGCGGGGGTACACTACAGTACGCTCAGACTACTACTAACTCATTGCCGTCCACTGGCTGGCAGGCTGGTAATACCTTTGCTCACCCTAGAGGAGCTACTAGATACTACTGGGCTTCTCGTAATACTAATGTATCACTTTATAGCGCTAGTGTTGCTGATGCAGTTGGTTATTTATCTCCTGATACAACTGTTACGCTTACAAATAATAGCCCTGTAGCTCCAGGAGCTGCTAGCCATCAGGTTACTATCTCTGATGGGGATTCTAATACTACTTACCATGTGAGGTCTGGTAGCTATAGTGGAACAATATTAGCTACTGGAATCCCTAGTACTACTAGTGTTGCCATTACTGTAAATGACGTTCCAGCTCAGGGAGGAACTAATACTTATTATATAACTGCTACTAGAAGTACAGCTAGTGGTGGAGATAATACTACTCATTTTAATGTTACAACTTACACTATAACGCGTAATCAAGATCCCGTTATAGGCTCAGTAACAGATGATAATGCTGCTGCAGCCAATGTTACTGCAACAGTTAATATGTCTGTTAATGGAGTAGGTGGAGGTACACTACAGTACGCTCAGACTACTACTAACGCATTACCGGCCACTGGCTGGCAGGCCGGTAATACCTTTACTCATCCAAGAGGAGCTACTAGATACTATTGGGCTTCTCGTAATACTAATGTATCACTTTATAGCGCTAGTGTTGCAGATGCAGTTGGTTATTTATCTCCTGATAGTACTATTACAACGACAACCAATAGCCCTGTAGTTCCAGGAGCTACTAGCCATCAGGTAACTATAGCTAATGGGGATTCTAATACTACTTACCATGTAAGGTCTGGTAGCTATACTGGAACCATATTAGCTACTGGAACTCCTAGTACTACTAGTGTTGCTATTACTGTAAATGATGTTCCAGCCGCAGGTAGTACTAGTACTTATTATATAACCGCTACTAGAAGTACAGCTAGTGGAGGAGACAATACTACTCATTTTAACGCTACTACTTATACTATAACTCGTAACCAAGATCCCGTTATAGGGTCAGTAACTGATAATAACGCCGCTGCAGTTAATGTTACTGCAACAGTTAATATGTCTGTTAATGGAGTGGGCGGAGGTACACTACAGTACGCTCAGACTACTACTAACTCATTGCCGTCTACTGGCTGGCAGGCTGGTAATACCTTCACTCAAGCCAGAGGCACTACTAGATACTACTGGGCTTCTCGTAATACTAACGCATCACTTTATAGTACTAGTGTTGCTTATACCGCAGGATACATTGCACCCGATACTAGCATAACTACCGCTACTAACAGCCCTATAGTTGTGGGAGCTAGCACCCATACAGTTACTGTACAAAATGGTAGTACAAACACAACGTACTATGTAAGATTAGATAGTTATTCTGGAACTATTTTAGGGTCAGCTACTACTGATGTGCTTATGACTATAAGCAATGTTCCAGCTATTGGAGCGACTAAAACTTACTATATAACAGCAAATGTAGCTACCAGCAGTGGTGGAGATGGATTACATGTAAATGCTACTACTTATAATATAACTAGAAATAATTTTGACAGTACTCCAGATGCTTTTAGCTTTACAGATGTCTCGGATGCCGCTACTAATTTACCTTATACTTCAAATGAAGTAACTATTACAGGAATAGACACTTCAGTAACAGTAAGTATTTCTGGAGGGAGTGGTCAATATAGAAAATTTACTGGCGGGGCCTGGGGGGCCTATACTGCATCAAATGGCACAGCTAGTGTAAATGATAAATTTCAACTAAGGTTAACTTCTTCTACTCTTACAGGAACCGCAGTTTCAACTACTCTTACTGTAGGGGGCACTAGTGATACTTATTCTATTACAACAGCTGGTTCTGCTACGGACAGTACCCCCGATCAGTTTAGTTTTAATTCAATTAATGGAGCCACAAAAAATCAAGTATACGCTAGTAATGCTATAACTGTGACAGGAATTAATACAACGACAGCAGTTAGCATTTCAAATGGGGAGTATGAAAAGAATAATTCAGGCACTTGGACTTCGCAAAATGGAACCGCTTCAGTAAATGATACTTTTAAAGTAAGGCACACTTCTTCAAATCAACAAAATATAACAACATCTACTACCCTTACCATAGGGGGAGTTGCAGGAACTTTTTCAACTACTACTGCATCTGATATTAACACTTCAAACTACGGACTAGAAATATACAATAGCTCTGAAACAAAAGTTCTCGCAGTTAGTAGTAGAGTTCCAAGATTAGTAACTGCAGGGTCTGCAACTATAACAGTGGGAACTACAGTAGCAACTTATAGCTCTTCGGCTATATCTGTAACCGGCATAAGCCCTACAGATGACTCTTGGCAAATTCTTATAACAGAGCATGGAGATTATGATCCAAAATTAGCTTATTATTATACTATAGCTAGCGGTTCTTTTACACTAAAAATTGATAGAGTAGAAGCAGGCGGCACATCTCAATCCAGAAATGTGTACTATTTTGTATTGAGGGATTAAAATGGCATATGGCATAGAAGTTTTAAATAATTCAGGTAGAATAGTTTTTAACAGTGAACAAAGTTTTCCTAATTATTATAGCACTTCCGGCCCAGTTAGTGTAAATGGTTATGGAGCAAATCCTTCTTACACAATGGGCTCAGATGTTATACTATTAGCAAGACCACAAGATGGAGAATCTGGTGCTGTTTTTTATTCTCCACACATAGGAAGATTTGCAGGCTATAACGATATTGAAGAACAATTATTTGGCGTAACTGATGGAATTAAATATGTTAAGTTTTCAAGGCAAGACAACATAACTCCCGCATCCTCAGGGTATGGCCTAGAAGTTAAAAAAAGTAACGGAGAAATTTTATTTAGTGGCAGTACTCAATACAGTTTTAATATACTATCAGTAGGGACGCTAACTGGAGTTAGTGAGACTACTTTCACTTGCCCAGCAGGGGTAAATTTTAATAATGTATATGTGACAGCAACTTCTTTTGTTGGGGATGTACTCTATAATGCTGCAGTTCCTCCTTATAGCCCAGATTACTGGACATTTTTTGGATCTTTAGCACATTTTAACCATAGTACTAGTGTTATAACTTTAAGGCATGTATATATACTACAAGGTGTAGTAAGGCCTGATTGGAGCACAGTTTCTAACTACTATTTAGGCACTAATTCTAAACGAGATTATATGATTGTGGAGGTAGTATCTTAATGATAAATGTAGCTTTTTTAAATTCGTCAGGAGAGATTCAACAATGGTGTTCTCCAGGAGACGATAACCAGTGGCCCGACGGTAGTATGGTCGGAGATCTACTGATAAAACATATGGATATATCTATAAATTTGACAGAGTTTTCCAAGACTCATATTTGGGGCTATGTTGAACAAGCTTGGATTACAAGAACTCCAAAACCAAATTTTTTTTACGATTGGGAAAATGGTGAGTGGACATTTAAGTCAGATAGATTTTGGGACGAAGTTAGGCGACTTAGAGATGGAAAGTTATATTATAGTGACTGGACTCAACTTGAAGATGCACCTATTACACAAAGTAAAAAACTTGATTGGACTAATTACAGGCAAGCTTTACGAGACGTACCTCAAAATAATTTAAATGCAACTTCTATAGAAGAAATACAATGGCCTTCTATTCCTTAAAATGTGGAGATTGTGGGCAAAAGCATTAGGAGAAAAAAGTGGAACTGATGATAGAGAAGCCAATGTTATTGCTATTATTCGTACTGCTATTGTGGTTACCTATCTAATTACTAATTTTGTAATTATAGCCGGTGTTATTCGCCATTGGTTTGACTAATTCAAAATTACTTCTTGACTTTGAAATCTATTTTTGATATTATATATTCTGAAGTTTGGAAGTGTGGCCGAGTGGTTGAAGGCACCTGTCTTGAAAATAGGCAACGGTTTATCCCGTTCGTGAGTTCGAATCTCACCGCTTCCGCCATGTAATTAGGAGAGTATAGTGCAACCAAATATGCGTGTAGTTCTTGATTCAATTTTTGAAGAAGGTATTGGATTTGGCTTGAATCGAGCGTTTAAGCATACAGACACTCCTAGTCGTGAGGACATAGCCTACGCAGTGTATAACGAGCTTTGGAATGCGTGGGACAAGTGGATGACCGAAGATAACGACCAGATGTAGCACAGTTTGGTAGTGCACTCGCTTTGGGAGCGAGGGGTCGCAAGTTCGAATCTTGCCATCTGGACCATTATTCCCATTGTGATTGAGAAAAAATGTCTAGTCCAATATGCCCAAAAACAGGTTATCAAATGTTTCGAGACATTCGACCGATTACTATCGCCTACAAAGGGCAAGAAGCCACTTTTGATATGCCGGGCTGGTATTGTGATTTAAGCGACGAAAGTATTCATACAGGGGACGATATGAAGATTTCTGATCAAGTTTTGAGTCAACTTAAGGCACAAGTTGAAGCTTACTCTAACCTGACATAGCAATAAGTATTGCCCCTGTGGTGGAATAGGTAGACACAACAGACTTAAAATCTGTCGCTTTTTAGCGTGCCGGTTCGAGTCCGGCTCGGGGCACCAAACATCCGCGGCTTTTGCATAAAGGTAGTGCTCTAGCCTTCCAAGCTAGTAGTGAGAGTTCGATTCTCTCAAGCCGCACCAGTTAAGTCTGTGGGCCTATAGCATAACGGTTAATGCAGCAGACTCATAATCTGTTGACTCTAGGTTCAAATCCTAGTGGGCCCACCACTTATTTACTTCGGTAGCTCAGTGGTAAGAGCAGGCGTCTTATAAGCGCCAGGCCGATGGTTCAATTCCATCCCGAAGTACCAATTGGAGAAAACTATGGTAGATTTAGTACCTACTGATGCAATGGCCGCAGAAGCTAGACGCGGCCTAGATTGGAGAAAAGAGTACAATCGTGGTGGAACAATTGTTGGAGTTACACGCGCAAATCAACTCATACGCAAAGAAAATCTTTCGCCTAGTACTGTGCGAAGAATGCATTCATATTTTTCTAGGCATGAAGTAGATAAGCAAGGCCAAGGTTTTTCGCCCGGTGAGCAAGGTTATCCTAGCGCTGGGCGTATTGCTTGGGCATTATGGGGCGGAGACCCTGGGCAGTCCTGGGCACGTTCTAAAGTAAATCAGCTAAATAATGAAGACAAAAGTTTTTCAGAAGATGATACGCTTGTAGATGAAATCTATGAGCTTATCGATGAAGTCTACAACTATGTAGAACTTATACGAGACGAACATGCCAAAACCTCGAAAGAATGAAAATCAAGAT